GTGTGTCCAATGAGTTACAAAGGCAGATTCCGTCCTAACTATCCCGAGAAGTACAAAGGCAATCCCACAAATATCTGCTACCGAAGTGGCTGGGAATTGAAACTGATGTCGGTGCTCGATAATACCGCAGACGTTCTGGAGTGGTCGTCCGAAGAAGTCATCGTCAATTACTACGACCCCGCTACACGAAAGCACCGCAGATACTTTCCAGATTTCGTTGTAAAGACGAAGCAGACCGATGGTACCATCAAAACAGTGATGATCGAGGTCAAGCCTGCGAAGGAGACTAAGGTACCTAATGTGCCTAAAACGGTCACTCTCCGCACGAAGCGGCGATACATGAGAGAATGCCTAACATACGCGACCAACCAGGCCAAATGGCAAGCAGCCATTGAGTTCTGCGCTGATCGGAAATGGTCATTCGAGGTATGGACTGAACACGACCTCGGTATCAAGTACTAAATACAACGTCTCATTTTATTAACAAAGGAGCAGAGACATATCATGTTCTCAAAATTCGTAAACTGGTTCAAAACAGAAGAAGCCGACATTACAGCCGATATCGCTCTCGTTAAGAGTGAAATCGTCAAACTGGAAGCTGGCGTTAAGTTGAAAGTCAAGTTCCTCGAAGATGCGCTCACTGCCGATATCGGCAAGATTCGCACTCTTGTTGCGAAGTTGGAAGGAGCCAAGTAATTGGCAACGAAAAGTAAGGGCATTCAGAAGGGCATCGTCACTTCTACGAGCATCTTCGATACGATCCTTGCTGAGGGGATTCGGGCCGGTCAAGTGCCGGCCCGAACTCAAGCTGCGCGGGAATGGTTCCGTAATAAGGCCAGAGGAGTTCCTCGCACGAACAACAAAGAGATTATGAAGGACGCCAGTCGCCATCACGTGTCTCACGAAATCGAAAATGCTGCGCAGAAGACTTTGATGCCTGGCTCGTGCTATCTGTTCAACTACAACGCGAAGCTCAAAGCCACTTTGCCGTACTGGGACGCGTTCCCAATGATCTTCCCGTTCCGGCTCGTTGAAGGGGGATTCTACGGAATCAATCTGCACTATCTGGATTACAGAATGCGCGCGCGACTGATGGATGCGCTATACAACTTGACAAATAATGATCGGTACGACGATACAACCAAGCTGAACATTAGCTGGAAGCTATTGCAGGCGAGTTCTGCTAATAAGTTCATTGCCCCTTGCGTGAAGCACTATCTATACCCCCAGGTGCGATCCAAGTTCTTGTACATCAGCCCCGCAGAGTGGGATTTAGCGTTTTTTATGCCAATCCAAAGAATGCAAAAGGCCAGTCAAAATAAAGTGTGGGAAGACTCAAACAACAAGATCCTTGGGATCAAGTAAAAGGAAGGTTTGGTTTGTTCAATATTAACGAGCTACGATCTGCCGTCAGTGGCGCGAACGGCCTTACTCGGCCTTCGCACTTCTTTGTGATGATTCAGCCACCGAAGTGGATGCGTGGAGGAGTGCAGGGAGCTTCTATTAACTCCCTGCTGCCCGGCAACCCTGGGCCAGCATCACAATCAATTGCTGACGAACTCGGAACATTTGCAAAGACCGCTATGGGGTCGTTCCTGGGACCGCAATCGCCTGGATTAGCTCCAATTAATGGCGGCGCGCCTAATGTGCTCACCTACTTCTGTGATTCGGCAGTGCTCCCGGGAGTGGTTCTGAATACTGCGTCCACAAAACGAAGCGGCATTGGTCCTGATGAGTTTTATCCGATTGGTGTCACGTACAATGAAGTGCCGATGACGTTCATGTGCGATGGAGCCGGCCAAGTGATGTCATTCTTCCATCGGTGGATGCAGCATATCATCAATATCAATCCGCAATACAGCGACAACACCGGCCAGTTGAACGGAGCGTATCCTTTCGAAATCTACTACAAGGATGACTACGCCACAACAATCAATATCATCCATCTAAACGAAAGCGGCCAACAGATCGTCGCCTATTCGTTGCAAGAAGCCTTTCCCGTCATCGTCGCGGACAATCCAGTCAATTGGGCGACTACTGACGAGATTCTACGGCTTCCGGTCAACTTCAAATTCCGCGCATGGAAGTCTACGTTGTTTTCACCGACGAGCTTGTCTAATGGCACGGACCGAGGCTTCTCGTTGCTGAACACGATCATTAAGGCGGGAACGTTAGCTTCCGTCGTATCTATGCTGAAGTCTCCTCAAAATATTGGAGACGCCTTAAATACCTTGGGCACCGGCAGCTTGATTGCCAAGAGTGGCCTAATTTAATCCTGGAGTGAGTTTGCTATGGCGCTGCCAAAAATTAATGCCCCTATTTTCCAACTGAAGCTCCCGTCTACTGGGCAAAATATTCGCTTCCGCCCATTCCTGGTGCGCGAAGAGAAGATCCTATTGATTGCACAGGAGAGTAAGGATCCCAGCCACATCATCGAAGCGGTCGTGCAAGTGCTGAACAACTGCATCATCGACGACATCAATGTAAAGGAGCTTCCTGCGTTTGATCTGGAATATTTGTTCCTCAAGCTGCGGTCGAAGTCCGTCAATAACATCGTCGGTCTGAAGTTCCGCGACAACGAAGACGATCTGTTGTACGACTTTGAGATCGACTTGGACACAATCGAAGTCGTAAAGTCTCCAACTCACACCAACAAGATTGTACTGACAGAAGACGTTGGCGTCGTGATGCGATATCCTTCCATTTCTGTCGCCCAGACAGTTGCTGCTGTGGACGATCCAGCTAAAGAATTCATGCAAGTGGTTGCTGCGTGTATTGAGTCGGTATGGGACGAAGACACGGTTTACGAAATGACCACACAGTCCGCCGAGGAAGTCGACGATTTCCTGTCTAGTTTGTCCGTTATGCAATTCCAGCGCATTAAGGATTTCTTCGATACTGCTCCGAAATTGACGCATACCATCAACTACAAGAACTCCAAGGGCAGTGAGCGCAAG